TGGATAAGTTTATGTACTACGTAGAGGGCACAGGTATTGCGTGGGTTGACTACAACAAAGAAGGCATACAGCTTTCACCTCAGCACCAGTCTGTGCTAGACATGTCTATTAAGACAATAGAACAGTACATACTGTTGCTAGAGAATACCATGCAAGAGTGGGAGAAGATATCAGGAGTAAATAGACAACGACAGGGAACAATAGGAGCTCATGAAGGCAAAGGCTCTTCCCAACAAGCCATTGTACAGTCAAGTCACATTACAGAAGACTTATTCCGCAAGTTCTCACGATTCGAACAACGAGAGCTGCAAGGAATGCTGGACTACTCTAAAGAAGCTTGGATATCTGGAAAGAAAGGCATGTATGTAATGCCTGACACAACTACTCAGTTTATAGACCTTGATTCACTTGGGCACATGGAGTCTGAGTACGGAATCTTTGTATCTGATGCAGGTAGAGACCAGGAAAACATTAGACAAGCACGTGAGCTCTCACAAGCAATGATTCAAAACGGGATGCCTGCATCTGCAGTACTTGAGTTGCTTGATACTGAGAACTTCTCTGGTATCAAAGACAAGCTACGTAAAGCAGAAGCCGCACAGCAAGAACTTGAGCAAGCTCAGCAGCAAGCTCAACAACAACAAATGCAGCAGCAACAGCAGATGGAGCAGGCTAAGATGCAGCAAGAGACCCAAGAAAAAGATCGTGACAGGCAGAAAGATATTGAGATAGCCCTGATTAATGCAGAAGCAAAAGACCAAGCTAATCGCTTGAACATTGACCTGCAGAAGATTATGATGGACAACGACATTAAGCAGAAAGAAGTAGATCTTAAACGTGAAGCGTTATCTAAAGAAGGTGACCTAGAACCTAATGGGGAGTAATGGATAATGTTACTCGACGTGGGTTATTGACGAGACACAGACAGTCTCAGTTTCCTGGTTCTATACTTGATGTATTTAAGGCATATGACCAAGGAGTAGATCTAATTGGGGAGTTTGAACAGCAACAAATGCAAGTTGCACAAACACCTCAACAACAACAGCAAGGATTGAGACCTGAGCACCAAGCGGGGAACGTTAATCAAAGTATGGCATTCCCTAATGTCCCTCCTAACACTCCATTCAATACGATGGGCATGAAGGCCCCAATCGATATCAAGAAGTTCGATGAGCAGGGACACTTAGTCAAGTCATACGATGACGTTCCCCCAGGTGTACAGAATCTCCCAACAGGACCACAACGTGGTACAGTCATTGAGACTCCTGCTAATATGCAGGCTGGAGGAGTTATTTCTGGAATGGAACAATACGCACAGTATAACAACCTTAACCCAGAGTTAGCAGCAGCCGTTGCGTCTCGTCCTCAAAACAATGATCGCTTAACGTCGTACACAGACGCACAAATGCGTCAGTTTAATAATAGGGGAGAACAGACTCGTGTAAATAAAGCCCAGACAAATATGTCGAACAGGTTAAGCACTGCAGGTAGCAATGCTTACCAGTTTCATAAAGACAAGCCTTTAGACGCTTTAGGCATGGACTTAGCAATTGCAGGACAACTACCTATAGTTGGGGAAGTAGCGGATTTAGCAAATGCTGGAATTAGTGGAGCGCGGGGCCTTTACAATACTGCAGTAGGGGACACAGCAAAAGCTAAAGAACAGTATGCATTAGCAGGTCTTAGTGCCGCCAGTGCAATACCGTTTGTAGGGAATGCAGCGGGTGCAGCTCGCCTTGCTAAAACTGGGCATAAAATAGCACATAAAGCACACAATCTTGAGAAAGGGGTAATTGGGGCAAAAACTTTTAAAGCAAGCGCTCATGAAAGCAAACAAAGAGGTGGATTTAAAGGTTCTGATTTAGAGTCCGCTATGAAAGTAGGAGCGGGGGCAGCTGTTACTAGCACAGTAGGAAGAGGAATATCTGCGCTTGCTAAAAATAGAAATCTTGACAAAGATGCATTTGCTCAATGGAAAGCTGGACAAGACAGAGCTCACCAAGCATTGCTTGGAATGGACTATGACGAGTACTGTCTAACAGGTGATTGTCCTGAAAACCCATTTCAAGGCGATCCTCCAAATTTTAAAGATTGGAGGAACCATGACTATTTCTCTGCTTCGCAAACTAATGCTCGTCCTGTAGGAAGACTTGTTCAAGGATTTGAAGACAACCCACTACAGGGCAAGTCAATACTTAAACAAGGAGTAAGAGATGGGATCGTTACAGGGGCACTGACCTACGGTACCAACAAGCTGCTAGACAATACAAGGTTTGGAAGAAAAGTAAAACGCAACTTTAACGTAAAAGTAGGTTGGAACGGGAGAAGACAAGATGGAGGACCTAGAAAGATGCAGTCAGGCGGCACTTTTCCACAGCAGGGACCTGATGGATTAGTTTTTCCTACTACCCCTCCTGATACAGCTCAAACAGCTACACCTACGGCACCTCCTGTGCGCGAAGTACCAAGATTTCAAGATACTCGAGAGTGGATAGAAAGAGAGTACGGCCCTGATCAGTTCGGAGACACTCTTAACTTAACTGCACTAGACTTGGTATCTGAGCACAGACAAAACATACAACAACCTCACGCAGTGAGAGACACCATTGCATACCACGAAACTGGGCCTCACCAAAGAATGCAACCAAATGCAGTTCAGATTACAAATAGAGGAGGACAAGGAGTAGGAAGAGGAATGTATATGTATGACCAGCCTTCTACACTAACTGCTGCAAATAGAGTAGATGATATTGCTAATTACATGGGGCTCGAAACACCAAGCTTTATATCTAACCTACGAGAAAGTAATGGAACCTCTAGAGCAGATACTCTATCTAGAGAACAGCAAGACATGTTATTTATGGGGGATCTTATTGAAGGTCCTGCGCCTGGAAGAGCATACGGCGCAGGTCAAACAGATATTGAAAGCCTTTGGTATAGAGGACATAACAGACGTCCAGACGAACAAACTGCAAGGAGAGAGTTTAGAGAAAGTATGCGGGGTCTACAAGAAGATGATTTAAGAAATTATATGTTCCAAGAAGATCGTCGTAACTACTTTGAACGACAAGAAAGACGACATGGAGGAGCAATGCGGAAATACTTTAAACTACGAAAGTGACATATTATAAGGTTTTTTGTAAAAAATAATTTTATAAGAAACAAGCAAACTAACTAATTAAATTTGTAAACATGCAACCAGACGACAAATTAAACATAGACTCTCTTACCCTAGACAATGTCATAGGGGATGGAGTCGAAGTAGAACAGGACGCCACAGACGTTCTAGACAAAGCTCCTCAAGAAGTTGAGGAAGTAACAGATGAAATATCTGCGGAACCTGATGATAGGGGTGATGAGGACGCTGATGATGATGAATATCAACATGAGCAAGAAGATCAAAACTATATTGAAGATGAAGCAGACGAAGATGTTGAAGCAGAAAGCGGAAGCGTAGCCTTTGAAGTTGCAAAAACTTTAGGGTTCGAATTAGACGGAGACTATGAAGATTCTGTAGAGGGTCTTACAAGCTTTGTAAAAGACGTTACGCAAAACGCAGCAGAAGAACAATTGGAAGGCCTATTCCAGCAGTTCCCTGAAGTGCAACAACATCTTGACTACGTACTAGCGGGAGGAGAATCCCGTGAGTTCTTTCAAAGACAGGGCCAGCAGATAGATTATAACTCTATCCAAGTAGAAGAAGGAGACGTTAATATGCAACGTGCAATATTGGCTCAATTTCTTCAAACTAAAGGCCACGATACAGAATTCATACAAGACACTATTGATACGTATGAGGATTCTGGAAAGTTGTACAATAACGCTGAAAAAGCTAAAGGTCATCTTGCAGCTTATCAAAAAGAAGAGCAAGAACAAATGATGGCTCAGCAGCGTGAAGAGTATGAACAACAACAAAAACAACAGCAAGAGTTCTGGGGTGAGGTAGCTGATACTATCGAATCGGGGAATGAGTTTGCTGGAGTTCGTATACCAGACCGAGAGAAATCAAACTTTTTTGAATACATATCTGAATCTGTTGGAGATAACGGGGAAACACAAAGAGACCTCGACTATCAAGAAGCAGGGACAGATGTCAAGTTGGCTATAGATTATATGCTATATAGCGGATTTGATCTTAGTGGTGTAATCGAAAAGAAAGCGAAAACTCAAGCTGCTCAGAATTTAAGAAACAGGATTGTTTCAAATGAAGAGAAAGTAAAGAGCGCTCGCAAACAACAACGCAGATCTACAAACGTCGACTTTGACAACTTAGATCTCGGAAGCATCCTACAATAAAAACTAACTTAAATTTAAAACTATGGCTTTAACGCAAGTACTAAAAACGTACTACAATGATCAGCAGATGACCGACACTAACTCGTTGGTTAATGCACTTATGGAGAAACCAGAAGAGTTGTCTCCAATTATTACTCACCTCGCAGGACGCGAAGAGAAGAAGTTTCCTTTGTCTTTCCTTACGGAAGGCGTAGGTAACACTAAATCTATCGACCGTTTTGAGTATGAGTACCGTGTAAAAACTCACGAAGTGAATGTACGCCCCGTGTCTAACGCAACAGCTTTGGCTGCAGCTCAAGGTGCAGGCGGTCAATTGTTCAAATTGACATTCCCTGACAAGTGGTTTATTTTCCCATATACCTTGGTTTCACAGTCTGGTGTACTTGCTCGTATTATGGAGCAGCCTAAGCCTGTATCTGGTGGATATGAGTATACATTGAAGCTCGTATCTCCTGATCAAGCTAGCATGCCCGCTGATGACGTCAAAAACGGCGCTCTCTTCGGTATGTTGTTTGCATCAGTAGGTGTAGACTTCTCTCGTGGAAATGCATCTAACTGGGCAGCGCCCGGATTGGTTCGTTCTAAGATCGGAACAGTACGTAAGTCTTACCACATGTCTGGTAATGCTAAGGATTATGTTGCACAATTTGAGCTTCCAACTCGTGAAGGTTCTAAGACTAAATTGTGGATGGACTACGAAGAGTACCGTCACATGCTCAAGTTTAAAGAAGAGTGTGAGATGTACTACTGGTATGGCCAGAAGACATATGGTGACAATGGTGTAAATGAGATGCTTGACGAGAACGGACAACCTGTAATTGCAGGTCCAGGTTTGTTTGAGCAAATCATCAACAAGGACACTTACTCTACTCTCACTCAACAGAAGATTGAGAATGTAATTGGTGACTTGTTCTACGGAATGACTGACGCTACTGATAAGCAGGTGACTTTGTACACCGGTGTTGGTGGAGCACGTGAGTTTGATAAAGCAATGAAAGCCTACTATGGTGGTACCCCTTATCTCCAAACTACGGAGTCTAAGTTTATCACAGGTAGCGGACGTAGCTTAGGTATCACTGGTTACTTCAATTCTTATGAGCACGTTGATGGTCATAGAGTAAATGTAGTTAAGGTACCATTGATGGATCACGGTCCTGTTGCTCAAGCTTCTGCTAAGCACCCAGAATCTGGATTGCCATTGGAATCGTACAGAATGACGTTTGTCGACCAGTCTTCTTATGATGGAGAAAACAACCTCCAGATGATTAATAAGAAAGGCCGTGAAATGTTGCGTTGGGCTGTTGCTGGTTCAGTTGTCCCTAAGGGATTTGCTGAGTCCGACACTCGCGCTAGTGACATAGACGGTGCATCTGTACACATGTTGAAGACAGCTGGTATCCTGCTCCGCAGATTCGATACTTCGCTTGATCTCCAGTGTGTGGCATCGTAATTTGTGTTTGGTTTGCACAGGGGGGACTGCTATCGAGTGGTCCCCCTGCTTACCAAAAAACCCCTATTAAGTTATTCTTCTTATAAAAGAACAGCTTAGTTATTCTTTCTAAACTTAAAAGAACAATCAAACCATGCGAACAATATACATACGCAGAAAAGAGACTCTTAATTTCTTACCAAAAGAGGTAAGAGCAGGAGCAAAAATTAGCATCGGAAGCATCTATGTAGGGCGACAGCCTTTACGAGGTGTAGAAGGTGAAGAATCACACAAACTGTTAGCGCAGATTTTAGACGTTCCTCCAGGACACGAAAAGTGGCCAAAGGAAGAAAAGAACTTCTGGTCTAGCATGAGTGTAAAGATTCCTTTCGAAGGAAAGGAGTTAAACATTGCAGTAGATGAAGACGGTAACCCAGAGAATGTAATGGATTACCTAACCTACAAGTGGTGTTTGAAACACAGACAAGTTGCAGAGTCAGAAGAAGTAATGAAAGCTGACGGACAAAAGCGGTTCTATATATATGATCCACAAAAAGACTTGCTGAAACGAAATGTTGAGGTTAAGCTTAAGAAAGAGGCAGATAAGGAGTTTATCAAGATTTCTGCTGACATGGATAAGATGCGCAGACTATTGCGAGTATTGTCTAAAGGAGCAAGACCAGAGACTCTCACAGACATGGAGATAGAGAATCAACTGTACAGTATCAAAAGCGAGAAACCTGCAATGTTTCTTAAAATGAGTACAGATAAGAATCTTGATGTACGTGCAGAACTCGAAGAGATGATTGAGCTAAGTGTGCTTCGAACTATTGGTAATCAAATCATCTATGCAGATGAAACCATTGGTGAGAATATCACTGACGCTATAGTGTACTTTAATAATAAAAAGAACTCAGGGCAAGTAAATGCAATGAGGGCGCAACTTAAAGAGATTAAATGACTATAGAAGAGATGCACATTGCTGTCAACCTGGGGGTGCAAAAAATTGCATCTTTCCAGGTTGACAATCTCTTACCCCAAGAGATTGATCACGAACTTAATAGTGCGATGAACTCGTTTATTAAGCAACGTTACTCTCCTATGGGTAATAAGTACCGTGACGGCTTTGAGCAATCTCAAAAGCGTATAGATGACCTGCGAGCTTTAGTAGTAGACTCTCGGGTAAAATGTTTTTATGGAGGCACTACTCTTACAGGATTTGACATAGACAGGGCTCCATTGCCTAACGACTATATGTTTCTGGTAAACGTTGTTGGAGATAGTTACTATGATTGCAATACTGCAATTGGTTTCACATACTCAGGTCTTACGTACAAGCCCGTACACATAGCTTTAACACCTACTACTAATCCAGGGTGGATACTAACAAACATTTCTATAGGAGGAACTGATGTAATTTCTAATGCCAATGGCATGGACTTACCTTACCTACTTAATAAGCAAAACTACGATCAAAGCTTGATCTCAGATATAGCACCAGCTATGTCTGATCCTAACTTTGCAGTAGATGGGCCCACAGGGAACACTATATATGATATAGATGAGTGGGCAGCGTCAGAGCAAACTCCTACTAGTGACTCCAATACCTTGGTGCTTTTACTATCAGGAGCTCTTACTACTTCAGGAGATGTAGTAGCTACTTGGACTAGTCCGCTAGACGCAACACAGACAGAAGAGGCAACATACACACTCCCAGCTAACGTCAATATAACCTACCGTTCGTATAACAATGTAGGTACAAGACAAAAGCAGAAGATGTCGTATGTGCAGCATGATGATCTTTATGCACTACTTAGTGACCCGTTTAATACGACGAGCTACGACAAGATTAAATACACTATTCAAGAAAACTTTATTGACGTACATAGTGACGATACTTTTTTCACTACATTTGTCAATATTAAATACATACGACAACCTAGGCAGATGGATTCTATCCTAAACGTAGGTTGTGAGCTGTCTCCCCACACTCACGAGGAGATCGTGGAGATGACAGTTCAAAGCATACTAGAGGCCATATCTGACCCGAGGTATAACTCACAATCTAGGGAAGTCCTAGAGAGTGAATAAATTTGACGTTTAATCCCTAAATAAAACTAACATGGGAACCAATTTATCACAAGTCTTCGTACAAAACGGAGCAATATTAGAAGTAGGCTCAGACTTTACAGCTACAGACGAGGGCCAAATAGGTTTGTGGCAAGACGGAGCATTTGCTGTTAACGCTTTGTTTCAGAAGACATTTTCACCCCTTGACACAGATGACGACGATGGTAGTTCAACAGCAACATCAGGTGCATTGACATTTGCTAACCCTGCGTGGTTGGTAAAAGAATTGCAGGTTGTACAAGGTCAAGCAGGAAATCCTATCGCAACACCTGTAATTGCTACAAGCGCTATTAAGCGTCTTGGCGTTGATGTGTACCAAGCAACTGCAGGACACAAAGCGGTCGTTACTCCAGACAGTACTTTCACTGCTGCTAATGTTAATAGCGTAACTTTAAAGGTTATTGTTCGCACTACGCCTACTGACCAGCTTAGCTTTTACGACCAGATTGGAAGCAACTTATCTATCTTGTCTGGTACTGACCCGTTCCCATTGGGAGCATTCAACACCACTAACCACAAGGCTATTAGTGTTGAGTTTAACTGTACCAACACTGCTACTTTCTGTTCTGCAGGTAAGGCTGCTATTGACGGTCACGCTTTGTTGAGCAAGCTCGTTACTGCTACTGATACTGGTACTGGTACTTCTTTGGACCTTCAGTCTAAGCACGTTGGATTTACTTTTGATGTTGTTGTTATCGACAGCGCAGGAGCTTCCGCCGTAGCAGCTTCTACTGCTGCTAACAAAGCTACTGTTGCAATAACTGGACAAGTACTTGGTACTGGTAATGCTTGGCAGGTCGCTGGAGAAGAAGTTCGTTGCCAAAGCCGTGTAGGTAACTTCAACAGAATGTACCTTCCACAGACAATTGCTACACTTGCTAAAGCAGCAAATAAGTATCACAAGATCACTATTGAGTACGCACACAACTGGCCAAGCTCTACAGGTATTGCACCTGCAGGAGAGTTGAACCAGGTAGTTCTTTATGTTGGTGCTTCTACTATAATTGCACAAAACACAACTGATCAGAACATTACTGCTCCATTTGGTATCACAAATGCTGCTAATGTATTGAAGTCTGCCAAGTACGCTTGGTAATATCTATTATGGTAATGGGGAGGGCAATTGAGCTCTCCCCCTTATCACTTATAACTTTGCAGCTGCCTGTAACCTAAACTTTGCGCAGTGCGAGGTTTTGTGAGTTACAGGCTTTTTTAATTCAAAACAGAATAACATGGCATCCGTTGAAGACGTAAGATTCTTAAATACCTCTACTAATTGTAAAACGATTAGCGGAAGAATAGCGAACGGACATCTTGATATGTTCGGGAATGCCATCGCTGACATAACTACAATCGAAAAGATTTACATCTACGATCAGAGTAAGACAGTACAACTGTACTTAACCGCCAGTGATTGGACTGAGAGTGCGGGAGTATTAGTATTTACAACAACCTCAACTACAGCATTTGTAGGAGTCATATCAGTAGAGCTGCATGATGCTACTACTCTCAACTACGATATAGATGCAGACGGAGTAAACAATGAAAATGCAGGAGATACTACACTTATGCAGACATTGTATACAGTAGCATCATGTCAGATAGATTGTTGTATAGCTAAGCTTGTTGACGCAGCAATAGAATGTCATTGCAAATGCGACAAGTGTAAAGAAGATCTGCTTAGAGCAGAAAAAGTATTTTTAATGCTGCAGGGTGCAACGTTTGCTGCTGAACAAGAAAGCAACTACGACCACGCTAAAGCTATGTATGATAAAGCAAATACTCTATGTGTAGAGGTTTGCGCATGTGGATGCTAATGGCTACTACAGTACAATCATACGACAACAACCAAGTCATAGTTGATAGACTCGCAGCATTGCGTACGTGTATCAGCAAAAGACATCACGCCTTCTACTCAAAAATGATAGGAGGAATAGAATGTGATACTGGTGAAAATGTCAAACTCACTCTGATAGCATACCTGCTACAGGACTATCAAGTAAACGCAGAAGATAAAAAAGATCTAGACTGCCTACAAGTAACCAATTCAGCTCGACCTGGCTGGAAGCTTATAAACGTATTTTTAGATTACGTACAAAGAGAGTGTAGAGACTGTTTCCCAACTGGGACTTCCGTTACTGTAGGAAATGCAGGAAGTGCCGGTGCTCCTCCGGCTTTTGTAACTTTTATCACAACCCAATCAGGAGATCCTATAATAACACAAGGATCAGACAACCTAATAACTTAATAAAATGGCTAACGTAAAGATAAATGATCTTAGCGCTACAGCAGTAGCAGACACAACAGGCTCGCACTTTTTTGTAATGGCCGATGGGTCTACCACCACAAAGTTTGCAGCCTTGTCTGCTGCAATAAAAACTATTACAACTTTAGGTAGTGGTGGTGCAGGAGTTGTAAAAACATTTGCTCTCGGAACACTTTCTCAAAGAGATATTGTAGGGGGTACAGGTGTAACTGTAACTCAAAATACTAATGACCTAACATTAGCTGTTACTCCTGGTGATATAAACATTAGCAGTCTTACAGGAATTGGATCTTTTGATCTGAGCACGTGCAGTAACTCTAGCTCTGCATTCTTATCGAGTGTAAACCTCGCATCTAATGTAACAGGACAATTGCCGATAGCAAATGGAGGAACAGGTGTTGCGTCATTTACAAACAAAGGATTGTTGATAGGAGGCGCAACCTTGACATCTGCTGTGCTTGATGCAGACTTAGAAATAGCAGTAGGAACAACTTCAGGACCTGAGATGAAAACTCTTACTGCTGGAACCAATGTTTCAATTGCTCAAGACAATTCTGCAAACACAGTAACTGTAGGATTCACAAAAGGTAATTTTATAGAAACAAGTGATAACGTAACCCTTGGAAACGTTACTACTAACGACCTTACAGTAGGAAAGTTTAAGACCTCTACGGTAGGGGCTGTGACACAACAGACCAGCCTCACTACTGATGTAACAATGAATGCTGCTGCAGGAGTTATTACTTTGTATACGGATGCAATTGCAACACTGACCGCAAAAACTTTTGCCATTAATAACTCCTTTGTTACTGCCGACTCAGTCGTAATGGTAACTCTACTTACCCCTGACGTAGGAGGTACTAACCTCGAGGGAGGTATTTATACTAATTTAGTTTCCGTATCTTCGGGACGTATACAAGTAACACTAATAAACGACGGCGCTGAGCGACCTTCGAGCGTTAGAAAGTTACACGTAATAGTTATGAATTAATACGCAAACCAATCAAACCAAACATAATGTATCATCAGATTGAAATGAAGGTGGCAGATGCCATCGAGTTGTACAAGGGACTTGAAGCAGTAAAACAACACAAAGGAGCACGATTCTCTATAATCGTAGCCCGAAATGTTAAAGAGCTAGAGCAGCTTCTAAAGAAGTACGAAGAAATTGCTAAGCCATCTGCGGAATTTATTGAGGTTTCTAGTAAAGCTCATCAGCTAGCAGAAGCTGAGGACGAAGCAGGAATCAAAAAGCTTGAAGAAGAACATTCGGATCTCATTGCAGAAAGAAAGGTTCAGCTTGCACAGCTTGAAGAAACTATGCAGCAAACAGTAGAAGTAAATCTGCAAACAATTAAAGAAGGGCAACTGCCAGAGGACGTAACACCTGAAGAAGTTGTACCCCTCTTACCTATAGTAGTATGATATCGAAAGAAGAGATAAGACAATTTTTGCTAGCAAGGCCCGGGTACTTAAAGAAAAGTGCCTGGGCTTTAGCGCATAGATTAGATTGTTCTATCGACGATGCATCAGAAGTACTAGTAGAAGTTAAGAGAGATCTTAAAAACGAGAACACATCTAGTAATAAACTAGACAGAGAGGACCTAGTAAATACATCTAGCTTACAAAAGTTTCTCAAAACACACGGCATAAGTGAAGCGTCTGTATCAAGCGTAAAGTTCTGGCAAACCTCTACAGGAGACTTGCGATACTCTATCGTAACTGCTGATGGACCTGACATAGACAGTATACGAAAAGAGGTGCAAGAGTTTGCACAAGACTATGCTCCTATATATCCTGACAAAGAGTACAAAGAACTTGATGATCCTATTGCGTACGAGATATCTCTTCCAGACATCCATTACGGGAAACTAGTAGATATGCCTTTGCCATATGAGTTCCAAGAAAAGGAATACATACGAGTTGTGCAAAGCTTAGTAGCTAAAGCGTCAGGATTAGATATAGAACGATTTATCCTACCGATAGGTAACGACGGCTTAAACTCCGAAGGTATGCGGCAGACCACTACGAAAGGGACACCGCAGCAAGACTATATGGACTGGAAGAAAAGCTTTCGAGGATATTGGAAACTAATGGTCTACACAATAGACTATCTAAAAACAATAGCCCCCGTAGACGTAATAGTTATTTCTGGTAATCACGACTATGAGCGAATGTATTATGTAGGAGACGTAATAGATGGGTGGTATCGAAATGATGACACAGTAACGGTAAACAATGACAACGAACCTAGAAAGTATTACAGGTACGGGACGAATATGCTAATGTTTACACACGGCGATAAAGAGAAGGCCCAAAACATTCCTTTAATCATGGCAACAGAACAACCAGAAATGTTTGCAGCCACTTCTCACAGGGAAGCACATTGCGGGCACTTTCATAAAGAACAAGTCAATGAGTACAGAGGAATCAAAGTCCGTTTCATTCCTTCTATTTGTCCTAACGATTCTTGGCACAAGCAAATGGGATATGAATCCAAGCGGACAGGGCAGGCATATATATGGAGTAAGACGCGGGGAATGGAAGGATATAATCAATACAATGTTTGATGATTTACCATATGACGAAGAGTATAACGATGATGACGTGGACATCAACGAAGAGATTGAAATCCTTGGAGAGGCCTACGAAAACGCATATCAAATTTTAACTGGGAAAGTTCATGTAGAAGAGTTTCTACTACACGAAACAGAGTCAGGTAGAATTGTGTTTTTACCATTTGATCCAAAAGCACCAGAGACTGTAGAGTTAATTATAGATGACGTAATAGCATATTTTGAAGAGGGCGAAGAGTACGAAAAATGCTCAGAGCTATTAGTAATAAAGAGTAAGTTCAATGACACTGAATGAAATCGCATATAACCTGTTGAATCTCCTACGAGCAGGTAGATCCCACAATGATGAGAATTTGTCTCTTGGCCAGATTAAATTCAACATCAAGCATTACCGTGCGATGTTTATTCGCAGAGACTTTATGCGCAACGGACTTATAACAAGACACTTAGAACAAGATCTTGGCTGTGTAAGTCTTGTTAAAGTAGACGCTAGCAAGTGCCCTTGTGATTTTACAACAAACTGTCCCGTGTACAGAACCTCTGTAAAAATACCGCGCACCGTTAGATTTAACTTCAGTGATGCTATCACTCATGTAGGAGACATAACGGGCCTAGGTAGAATTCCTATGATCGAGCCATATGAAGTACAGTGGCTTTCAGCTGATAAATATACAGCTAATAATTCAAAGGCATACATGATAGAGGACTACATGTACATCTACAATCCTAAGGGCATGGAGCAAGTTAATATACGAGGTGTATTTGAAGACCCCGAAGAGCTTGCAGGATTAAAAAGCTGCGAAGGAAACTGCTATGACGCAGACTCTGTATTCCCAATACCTGCTGACATGATTTCAGCAATAACCTCTGGGTTAGTTAATGGAGAACTTAAGCTAATAATTAGTACCTTAGTCGACGACGAAAACGACAGGCAACAAGACACTCAATAATCATGGCATCAGCAGCATGGCAAAGAAGCGAAGGCAAAAGTAAGTCTGGAGGACTTAATGCTAAAGGTAGAGCATCCTATAAGGCTGCTAACCCTGGCAGCACGCTTGCTGCTCCTGTAACAGAATCAAATCCTTCAGGTAAACGTAAATCTAGACGTGCATCTTTTTGTGCTAGAATGTGTGGAATGAAGAAAAGATTAACTAGCTCAAAAACTGCAAACGATCCTAACTCACGAATTAACAAAGCACTTCGTAAATGGAATTGTACGTGTTAATTATTATAACAATAAATAGAAACTATGGCATACAATAAAAAACCCTCCAAAAAAATGTATGGGGGCAGCAAAAAGAAAATGTACAAGAAGGGCAGCTTTCTTGAACCCAACAAAGAATTAACCTTTGGAGGTGTTAAAAAAATGGGCGATGGAGGAGGCCGACCAAATAGTCAAAGTCCTGTGGAAGCCGCTGCAGCTGCTAAAAGAGGAGCAGAAAACGCTGCAAAAAGAAAGGCAGAAGAACAAAGATTAGCAAGAGCAGAGGCTCGTAGACAAAGAACCAAGAATGCAGAACAGTCTAATGCAAGACAGAGAACTGCTAGAGATGGGTCTACTATGGACAAGATTGGGGTGATGGGCACCGGTGCTACAAAGCCGAAACCTCAAGATATTGGAGCTACTAGGGCGGGATCAAGCAAGGCTACTCTAGATGCTAGAGCAAAGGGAGTGGCAGGACAAGCTGCTGATGATGCCAAGAGAGCTGCTGCTGGACCTAAGCCAGGAACTTACGCATCTGCTAAGAAGAAGAATCCTAATCTTGATAAGCTAATCAAGCAGAGAAAAGGTCTTACGAAAGGAACTGTTGAGTACAATAGAGTACAGAATCAGATCAACAAAGCGTACGGTAAGGGACCTATGCGTACGGAGGTTAACAAAATAGCACCTAAGCCCGCTACTAAAAACCCAGAGCGAAATCCTACTATTAAGTCTTCAACTCCTGCTAAACCAGCAGCTAAGCCTGCTGCTAAGAAGCCTGTTGCAAAAGCTTCAACAAAGCCAACAGCAAGCAGAACGGGCATGAGCCCTCAAGGAGACACTCGAGCTTTACAAGCCGAACTTAAAAGTGCAGCTCCTGCAGCATCAGCTAAAAAACCAATAGACCGAAGAGCTAAGCGTTCTGCTAGAAAGAGTGACCGATTGAAAAGACGTGTTAGCAAGCTGCAAGGTAAAATGCAAGCAGGTGGCTTAAAAGATGTTGGAGCACAACAAAAAGGACTAGCAAAACTACCTACTCCTGTGCGTAACAAAATGGGGTACAAAAAATCCGGAGGCAAGCGATAAATAAATGCACACTCTTAAGAATGTATATAGCAGCTATACTACTTCGGTAGAGGAGCCTATTAGCAAAAAACTGTTTAAGGAAATTTGCGAAAGGTTCAACATGGAGGTTATAGAAAGCATTCTTGAGGGAAGTGTGTTTAACATGAAGAACAATCTCTCAAACCTTTCTATCCGTAGGATTGAGCGTAATCCGTCCAAGCCTACGATAGATTGGTGGGAGAGTAATAAATACAAGCAGGAGTTATTAGCTGAGGGTAAAACGTTATTCTCAGAGGATAACCCTGAAGGATCAAAGTGGTTTATATACTACACTGATCCGTGGTATTGCAAGTACCACTGGGAAAAGCACAGATGCAAAATACCCAACAAAACGGCATACAGGTTCACCCCTACCCGAGGTGTAAAGGGGAATAAGGAAAAGTTAACTAAGCTACTGAAGGAAGACGAATTAGCCTATCTCAAATTTAAGAAGCATGGCAATATATAAAACAACATCTAGCAAGGTCATTATCCGAAAGATCTTTAGGGACATAAACCCTAACACAGATAATTGGATAGATGATGCAGTCGAGTGGATGGGAGAAGCACTTGAGCATATCGGTGCTGCCCCTCAGCTAGAGTTGCGTAACTGCGTCTTAAGTGTAAAAGATTACAAAGCTGCATTGCCGAGTGATCTCTTTTACATTAATCAAGTAGCTATCAACGAAACTACAGAGTCTGTAATTATCTCAGAGCAAATAGATACGCTCTTAGAACGAATAGACAATATCATAAATGGGACAGGACCATCTAACCACACATTAAATGAAATGAACTCTAGACTTCAAGTCTTAGAGAATCAGCTTGGTGGTGCAGATGACATGGCTATCTTAACAAAGTGCAGATCACATTTTCCAAGAAGTACAGATTGTCCTGACTGTGTAGAAGATAACAAGGTAACATCTAGGTGTTACTACATAGAGTCAGATAAGATTAAAACATCTTTTTCTACTGGCAAGGTATGCTTAAGCTATATGGCTTTTCCCGTAGATGATGACTGCTATCCTCTTATACCAGACGACATCAGCTTTAAAGAAGCTATGTTTTGGTACGTGTACAAGAAGATGCTGTTGGGTAACATGACCCCATCACAGAACGGCATTGGGTATGAGTTTGCAGAGATGCAGTGGAAGTACTATTGCACACAAGCTAGAAATGCAGCTAACTATCCAGACATTGATGCATACGAAGCATTTATGGATCAGTGGGTACGGCTCATTCCTAATATTAACAGACACGCAGAAGGATTTGCAGGACTGAATAGAAGAGAGTCTCTAGACAGAGATGAGTCTAAGTATCTAGTAGACAGCATGGCTATGTCAAATAGCACACCTACAAAGAGTGCTGCTACAAACTTAACTCGTAGAACAACTAGTGTTTCTTGGAGCAGTACTACAACAGACGGTGTTGCAATTGGGGCAGGTATAACTGCTGCAGTGCAATTGCTTAATCCACAATCTACAGACCTAAGCACAATTGACGGAACATCTATTATTACATATGCTAATAATCAATGGCTCCTTACTGGACTTACATCGTCCATGACTTTGACATATGCCTACACATTGACATTTAATGATGAAGGAGCTGGAGATTTAGATATAGAAGTGGTGATGGTTAATAATTCTACAGGTCAAGAAACAATCGTAGGAACAACTACATATACTCTTAGCGGAAATGACACACAAATACAAGGCGACGAAACAACTCTTGTAGGAAGTGTACAATCAGCTACTGTATTCCTCAGACTCCCTGTACAATCAAACCCAGAACTAAGCGCAGTTAAACTAAGCGCAGGAACGATTAAGGTGGAGTAATGGCAAACAAGTATAAGATTAAGGAAAAAGGCGGACAACACGTAGTGCTGACGGTAGATGCCACAAACACAAACCAAATATTAGGGGTGCGTGCATTTCCTACGCGCGAACTTTTTGCACGTGTAGTAGGGGGAGCAATAGACCTTGAAACTCAAACTAAAAGCATTAAAACATTTATAGGAATAGCTAACAGCGATCTGTTAACAGAAAACAATGCTACTTGGGGAGCTGATATAAATGCATCGGCCTTAGCATTAAACGCATTCTTTCAGACCACTCCGCACCAGTTAGAAGATCTCGGAGATGTACCTGTACCTGTAACAAATAAGTTTCTTAAGTATGTTAATGGGACATACGTTTGGGCAGAAGCC